ATACGGGGCGATGTCCGCCTCGGCGCGCTCCCGCAACCCGTCCTTCGTCGTCCAGTACCACGTCTTGACCGCCAGCGGCTCGTCGCCGTAGTCTTCCCATGCCGCGCTGAGCGCCGTCAGGTCGTTCTTGCGGCTCAGGTCGAGGGCCAGCCAGCACCGCCGGACCTTCATCCGCTTCTCGTCGACCGCGCCTTGCACCGCGGCCCATTTGTCTTCCGGCAGCCAGAAGTCCGCCGCCGCCGTGTCGACGCCGAAATACAGGCGCATGACGCTTGATCGGGTCGACGGGCTTAGGACGGCGGATGCCACCACCTCGCGGATATTCTGGATCGGGAACGTCTCGCCAAGCGCGGGCAGCGACTTTTGCCAGACCTTCTCGTCTTCGAACACCGTATCGCGGTCGGCCTTGTCGATCCGGGCGATGAACGAGAACGCGGTGTCGTCGCGCGCCTCACCCTTGGCGATCAACTGATACTTGGCCGAGTAGGCGGTGCCGACGTGCTGCGACGTGGCGGGCGTGTTCGTGCCCATGAGGAACAGGGCGTTACCCGCGACCTTGTCGATGCCGCGTTGCCACGTCTGCAACACGTTCTCATCGCTCAGTTCGTGGATTTCGTCACCAGCCACATAGTTCGGACGAGGTCCGGACAGGCTCTCGCCGCTGGCGATCGGCTGGAAGAACGACCCGGTATCGGGGTGCTCGATCTTCCAGGCGTTTTCGAGTTCGCCGCGGATGACGACCTCGCCCAGCGCCTCAAGGCTCTCGCCGTCGTCGTGGCCTGGGATCGTCGCCCGGCACATGGCGGCGGCGTCGCGGAACAGGACGTTGGCGGTCTTCTTGTCTTCGCCGATCGCATAGCACTGCGCGCGCTGGATGCCGCACCAGCCCATGATGTACACGCCGATTGCGCCCATCAGCGGCGACTTGGCCTGCCCCTTGCCGGTTTCCAGCCAGCCCGAACGCCAGCGCCAACGATTGGTCGCGGTGCGCCAGCCGAACAGGCTTCCCCCAACGAACGTGTGCCATTCGAGCGGGTAGAACGGATCGCCGGCCGACGGGCCATCGGTGACCTGAAACACCGACGGCAGGAATTCCAGGAAGTCGGCCGCTTCCTCCGGCCGCCAGAACAATCCGCGACGCTCGCCGTCGCGGATATCGCGCAGGTGCCGCTCCGCCGCATGACGGACCAGTTCACCGGCCGTGAACAGCTTGCCGTCGACTGCCGCTTTCGCCCAGGCCGTCGTTGGATCCGGATCGGAGAGAAAGCGGTTAGGCACGCGGTTTCAGGAACCGGGCTGACCCAGTAACCCGGGTCGTCTTCTTCACCACCTTGGCGCCGCTGCCGCGATCGCGCGGGCTGACGCACAATTCCTTTTCGAGCGCCTGCGCCTGGCTGGCCGCGTTGCTCATGGTCGTCCACCATGGGTTGTAGGTTGGGACACCGGTCTTCTTCGCCTTGATGACCGGTCCGGCTTTCAGCACCTCGCGGGCGCTGATGTCGAAGGTGACGTAGGCGACGACCAGGCGCTTGATCGAATGAGCGTTAGCGACAGACAGCTTCTCGGCTGCGCGCATCTCGCTGATCGTACCTTTCCAGTAGGCCGATGCTGCCTCACGATCAGCGGCCCGGCCGAATATCGACCGCCAGTTCGGCTCGGGCGGGACGCCGTCGCTGCCCTCGATCGCAATGATGTCGGCCATGGTGGCTCTCCGGGGGCCGGCCGAAACCCTCCCCCCTCAACAATTGGTCCCAGCGCAAACGGAGGGTCGGTATCGGTCCTATGTGGCGGCCCCCTCAGACTTTCCACTGGGGGGTGGTGTCACATGCTGGGACGCTATGTCCGGTTCCACGGGTGGTTCGCGCTGGTCGGTCGCCCTGACCGGTCGACCCCGCGCGCTGGCGCATCGATCCGCGCCTTCTCCGCTATGGTTTTCGCATCGCTGCAATCGTCGCACAGCAACTGGTAGTTACCCCGGTCATCGGTGCCACCCTGCGCCTTGGGCAGAATATGGTCGGCGATCCGGCCTACCGTGGTGCGGCCTTGCCGACTGCATTCCTCGCAGAGAACAACGGTGCGTAGCAGCACCTTGCGCATTCGATCGTGCGCCGCGCCGTACCCGCGCGACTGACGGCTGGTCGTCGGCCATGCCATTGCGATCTCCTACGGCACTTGCGATAGTCCACTTGGCAGATCATGCATCAGCGATGCGGACCGCAATCACCATCATCCTGCTGGTCGTCCTGCCCGTAGTTGCGTTCGTCCTGGTGGCTCAGAGCAACATGGAAATGGGCTTGTTCTCGGGCTCCGTTGTGCTCAGCGCCGTAGCCATCTTGGTGATCCGGATGTCAGGCTGGCGTTACCCGGTTCAACTCGTCACCGCCGTTCTTTACACGGCTGCATCGCCGGTGATCTTCGGGATCATCATCATGGCGGGGATGATCCTGTTTGCGTGACACCAATCGCGTCTCTGATCTCCCAAGGTGTCGGAATGCCATGTACGGATACGAAAAAGCCCACCGATTAGGGTGGACTGAAGAGCGCTATCTCCTGACGCGCAAAACCATTGAGGTGTTGATGACACATGCGCTGCCCCCGCGCAAGTGCTGTCTATGCCAGCAGTCAACTGTTAACCTTTTGTTAGTAAATGACGGTATAGGCGCAATTGGGGATTTGCGCTTGAGGGGGCGGGATTGTTTCGAGTGCCGGATGAGGCGACGCTTGGGTTGTGTAGCCTGATTGTCAGTCTCTGCTTTGCGATGACGTTTGAGATCGTCGCGCGTCGCCATCCTGCCAAGCCGCACTGGCGGCTATGGGCGCTAGCCAATCTCACATTCTCGCTGGGCGTTGTCGGCTTCGATCTCTCTGCCCATCCCATTGCGGCAGCACCTGCATTCATCTTGTACACGCTTCTGGCAGCCGGGCCGTTGGCGATTGCTGCAGGTCTGAATGCTTTCGAGCAGCGGCGAATACCGAGAGGATGGGGAACGGCTTTTGCGCTGCTGCCCGGCCTAGCCTTCGTCGTCACGCCTACCGATCCATTCGGTACGACGACATTGCCGCAATTCGCCGCCGGCGTAGGACTTTCGGTATCGTTAGCTGCGGCGGGTCTTCACCTGATACTGACGCCTGCTACCAAGCTGGCGACCGCTCGGCGGATGCTGGGACTGACCATGCTCGCAAACTTGCCGAGCTACGCCAGTGCTCTCGCTTTGCCGCTGCAGCCGACGGGGATGTTTTACACCCTTGCCCACTACGCTTGGATGTCTCAGCCTGTTCTGACCCTGATTACCAACTTGGCCTTGCTGGCTATACCGGTGCTCTGTGCCAATGAGGAACTGCGCCGCTCAGCACTGACCGATCCGCTGACCGGGCTGCATAATCGGGCCTGGCTGGCTGCAGCAGAACCGTCATACGCGAGCAGGGGAGGCGTACTCGCCGCCTTGGATCTCGACGGGTTCAAGCGGGTGAATGACGAAAAAGGTCACGCCGCCGGCGACGAACTCCTAGTCCGAATCGCAGCATCCCTGCAAACTTGGTGCGTACGACACAACGCGAATGCGGTACGATTGGGTGGAGACGAATTTCTGATCGTAATGCCTGAGGCATCCGAGCGTCTCGCCGCTGATCTTTGTCGGCATATTCATCAGGATCGGCCGGCTATTCTCGGTGTACCGCAATGGTCGACCAGTATCGGATTTGCGTCCTATCCTGCCGACAGCACCTCGTTGGCCGATGCGATGCAGGTTGCGGACATGGAGCTCTACCAAGACAAAGCCAGCAAACGGACGCGCGCCTACGCTCATGCGGCCTGATGACGTAGCTCAATGGATCAGCCTGAGCCTCCGGCTATGCCCCAGCCGTCACTACCGGGCGACCGCGACGGACCCGATGAGCATCGCTTTCAGCTCAAGGTTCTTCGGTATGACCCCCGCAGCCATCTACATCTTGCCGACGATTGCCCCTTTCCCTCAACGAAAAGGGTGACGACGTTCAGGCTTTGACGGTATCCCTCCCTAATGGACCGGGCAGAAGAAGATGCGCGCTGGCATAAGGCGCGGGAGCTCAACGAGCTGCATGGTGACGACCTCACCAACATTTACGTTGCGGAATGCCAGAGGCTTGCCAAAGCCGCCGATTGGGACGGGATTGGACGCTGGGTTGATATGATCCACCGCTGCGAACATCTCCGTCACATCCCGCCGACAATACCGTTCGCGCCGGTCGCGCTCGCCAAGGCGGGGTTCATTGATGAAACTGCCAGCTTAACTAACGAATAAGACGATCAGCCCTCGTTCATTATCAATGGCTTATCAAGCGTCATGCTCAAGACAATGCTCCTGGCGGCAGTGGCGATCGCGACCCCTGCCGTGGCAGCTCATCGCGACACCCCTGACGTGCAACTCCAAAAAGCTCTTGATGGTCGTGTAGCCGGCAAGCCTGTCAATTGCATCAGCCTGTCGAGTACCAACTCGTCTCAGATCATAGACGGGAAGGCGATCATCTACCGCGTCGGGGGCCGGCTCTACGTCAATGAGCCACAATCCGGCGCTGCGTCCTTGCGTGACGGCGACATTCTGGTCACCCGAACCTTCGGGTCGCAACTGTGCAGTATCGATACGGTACGGCTGATTGACCGCGGCTCTCGTTTTCCCCGTGGGGCAGTCTTCCTGGGGAAGTTCGTGCCCTACAGCAAACCGACGGCCGGTTGACCTTCGGTTTGCTGCTGTAGTTCGGTCAGCGGCATTCGTTCATTCGGTAGCGTCGCCAATAAGCTGGCCACCTCGTGGCGGCGCCAGCGGCGATCACCGCGCATGACAACGACCGCCCATCAGGCAGAGTGCAGCGCGCAACGACCCGGTTGTAACTGCGATCGACCGGCTGGCATGACAGCCGGTGGTGCAGCACCAGCCGCTCGACGATGGTCCGGCTGCGCTTGGCCGCGTCGTCGTCACAGGTGTACGCCGCTCGCCGGGCCGCAGGGCGCCGACACGGCTGGGCGCTTTCGAAATCAGGTGCCTGAACGCCTGCAATCCTGACCTTCTGCCCAGATCGACACCAGAGCGGGCCATCGCCGTCATGGACGCGGATGACGTCACAGGTGAAGGACGGCATGGCCGCCGCGGCAACCAAAATAGTCAGCACTCAGGCCGCCATCCAGTCACTCTCCGCATCGTCGACGGCCGCGAACGCGTCGCCATCCGCCTGCTGCTTGCGAAGGTGAGCGCGCACCGCCTCGGGGTCGCCGTTCTTCGGAAACGTCCGGTCGGCGCGGGCCGCATCAGCGATACCATCGACCCAATCGCCACGATCCCGCTGGGTCAGCAGCCAGCGCCCGAACGGCATCTGTGCATCGGATTGGTCGTCTTGATCGGTCATGTCAGCCCCTCATTCTAGCAATCGTACTCATGGCATCCCGGTTTTGTTCTGGCAACGTTCTTGCGAATCAAGCCGTGATCGGCCTAGCTATGCCCGCGCCGCCCTGCGGTGATCGACATCGTTGGAGGACCAAATGCAGCATGACCTGCAACTGCGCGCGGCTGCCCGTGCCATCTACGAGAACGTCTATCCCTCCGAGGAATGGGCGCCGATAGGGTTCGACGACGCCGAGCGGTACGGTACCGTCCATTACCGGCAGGCGGTCGGAGCCGCGCAGGACGCTCGCGCCGTACTGGCTGCAGCGCACCAGCAACTGCCGCTCCCGGCTATCCTGTGACAATGACACGCCCCAGTAGGCCCCGCCTCAGCATCGTGTCGTCACGCCGCGCCGTACCTGCGCTGACCCTTCACGACGTGCCGTTCGAACTGGTGCCGCGCGAGGTGCCGTTCTTCCTGTGCGACACACCCGCCGGCTTTCCATCGCCTGCCCAGGACGACATGCAGGAGCCGATCGATCTCGGCGCCTGGCTCGTCGAGCATCA